GGAAGATTCGATGGGACGCCTCTTCAGGCGATCCGGATGAATTAACCATCTGTATCAATGGCTTGTACACGGTCGTACAACGTGACTCTATGGTAAGGGCTTTTGGGAGGAATTGGGAAACCGAGATCCTCTCATTAAAGTCGGAGCCTAGTTACGGAGATTACGAATCGGGGGAAGCCAAGATCTCGACCAGCCTTGGGGTTTCGAGAGAATTGGAACAATCCAAGGAGTCGGCCACATCCCCGCGCCAAAGCTTAATGGACGCGTACAGCGCGCTCTCGCCGCAATCGCGGAAGAAATTCCGTCAGTTGCTGCAGCGGTCGGAAGAAGCCAAAACTTCGAATGGCCAGGTGAGCGTGGTAGACCATCCGACTACCAAAGCTTGATAGTGCACACCAACAAGTACTTCAAACCATCGGCGACTTCAGCTATACCTTCGGACGACGAAAAGGCTTCAATACTTTACCATATGGAGCTAGCCTATGACCAATCACGTTGGAGGCTGTCGGATGACTTCGACTCTCGTGGAGCATTCGACAAAGCCCTACGGCGCGTAGATATGACGAGTTCGCCAGGATGGCCCTACTGCAAGGAGAAACCCACTAACGGTGAGTGGCTCCGGCATGATGGAATATCCTGTTGCCCTGTTCAGTTAGGAAGATTGTGGTACGATACACAGCTAGTGTTGGCTGGGAAGTACGACAATTACCTAAAGACTTTCGTCAAATCGGAACCGCATAAGAAATCCAAAGTTGAGGAGGGAAGGTGGAGGCTAATAATGGCAGCGGCGTTGCCGGTACAAATGGCATGGCACATGTTGTTTGACGAGCATAACGACGTGGAAATTAGGAAAGCCTACTATATCCCTAGCCAACAAGGAATGAAGCTACCGGGAGGCCATTGGAAACTTTATAGGGACCAATGGCTGAGCTCTGGCTACAATTGCGGTTTAGATAAATCCGCGTGGGATTGGACAGCACCATATTGGGCATTGCAGTTGGACCTTGAATTCCGTTATCGAATGGGAAGAGGGCGTAGAATGGCGGATTGGAGATCAATCGCGGAGACGTTATACCATCAAATGTTTAACAACCCCACAATCATACTGTCAGACGGAGCTCTGTGGAGACAGACCGTGCCCGGAATTATGAAGAGCGGATGCGTGACAACCATTTCAACTAACTCACATATGCAGGTAATGCTGCATTTGTTGGCGTGTTGGACTCAGGGAGTCTCCATCTATCCATTTCCAGTGGCTTGCGGTGATGACACTCTTCAGACACTAGCCCAATCGGGAGATGTTTCGGCCTACACCAAGTACGGTGTCGTGGTGAAGCAAGCATCGGAAGGGCTAGAATTTGTTGGACATGATTTCTTAGAGACGGGTCCTTGGCCGGTTTGCATGGATAAACATGTAAAGAAGCTGACGTATGTTTCTGATGAGATCTTGCCACAATACCTCGACAGCATGGCTCGCATGTATGTGCATACCCCCTATTATGAGATATGGGAGACCCTCGCTGCAGAATTGCACGACGGACTGCCACTCTCTAGGGAGGCTTACCTACATTGGTACGATGTGGAGACATAGGTATAAACGTGGCTAGGACATCAGCCCATGTAATGGTCACTTCCTCACCGGCGTCAATCAGTTGGGC